TCCTTCTCGCAGTATTCCTCAAAGAACAGGTTGATGATGTCGCCCTTCGTGTGGCGCTCCTCATATTCAATGTGGTGCTCTTTTGCAAGCGCCTTCGCTTCTTCGTCGGTCTTCACTTCGTCAAAGTCGATGCCCGCATACTTCTTGATGGCGTCGTTCATCGTCAAGCGCGCAAACGGCTTCGAGAGGTCGATTTCCACACCGTTATACGTGATGACCGCGCTGCCGCACACCTTCTCGGCAAGGTAACGGAACATGTTCTCCGTCAGCTCCATCATGCCGTAATAATCCGTGTAGGCCTGATAAAGCTCCATCAGCGTGAACTCCGGATTGTGGCGCGTATCGACGCCCTCGTTGCGGAACACACGGCCAATCTCGTAAACCTTTTCAAGACCGCCTACGATGAGGCGCTTCAGGTAAAGCTCCAGGGAAATACGCAGCTTCACGTCTTCGTTCAGCGCGTTATAATGCGTCTCAAACGGACGCGCCGCCGCACCGCCGGCATTCGAAACCAGCATCGGGGTCTCCACTTCCATAAATCCTCTGCCGTCGAGGAAATTGCGGATCTCCTTAATGATCTTCGAGCGCTTTACAAACGTGTCCTTCACTTCCGGGTTCACGATGAGATCGACGTATCTCTGGCGGTAGCGCATATCGGTGTTCGTCAGGCCGTGGAACTTCTCTGGCAGCACCTGCAGGCTCTTCGAGAGCAGCGTCACAGCCGAAGCGTGAATGGAAATCTCGCCGGTTTTTGTCTTGAACACCTCGCCGCGCACGCCGATGATGTCGCCGATGTCAAATTTCTTAAAATCCTTGTAGCTGTCTTCGCCCACGGCGTCACGCGCCACATAACACTGGATGCCGCCCTTTAAGTCCTGCACATTGCAGAACGATGCCTTGCCCATGACGCGCTTGCTCATCATACGGCCGGCCACCACAACTTCTTTGCCCTCAAGCGCGTCAAAACCGTCTTTAATTTCCGCGCTGTGGTGCGTCACATCAAATTTCGTGATCTGGAACGGGTCTTTGCCGTCTTCTACAAGCTGAGCGAGCTTCTCTCTGCGCACGCGCAGCACTTCGGTCAGTTCCGCTTCCGTTTCCGGGGTCTTCTTTTCTGCCATTTTCTGCCTTCCTTTCCCCGCCGCACGGCGGTCACAAAAAAAGCGGGCGGATTTTCCATCCGCACCGCCTGATTCTCAATTAAGATACGGAGATGATCGTGTACTCCACGATGCCTGCGGGTGTCTCCACTTCAACGGTCTGTCCGACCTTCGCGCCGACAAGAGCTTTGCCCACGGCGGATTCATCGGAGATCTTGCCCTGGCGCGGGTTTGCTTCGTTAGAGCCCACAATGCTGAAGCTGCGCTCGGCTTCACTGCCGTCCGCACGCTTCGTTTTTACAAATACGGAAGAACCGATGTGCACGGTATCTGCCGCAAGGTTTTCCTTCTCAATGACGCGTGCGTTGCTCACCATCACTTCAAGGTCGGCGATGCGCGCCTCAAGGATAGCCTGGTCGTTCTTTGCTTCGTCATATTCGCTGTTCTCGGAAAGGTCGCCGAAAGAAAGCGCTTCTTTAATTTTTTCCGCAACTTCTTTTCTGCGGTTGACCTTCAAATCCTCCAGCTCAGCCTGCAATGCCGCAAGGCCTTCCTCTGTAACATAATATGCCTTTTCTGCCATAGTAAATAAACCACCTTTATTTGTAATTCCGAAAAACGGGTAAATGCGTACACTAATGTTCTTTATTATAGCGATTTTGGTACCAAATGTCAATGTTTTTTAAGGCGGAAAAGTGTACATAAAAATGTCAACATTAAATTCGACATTTTTTCATGTTTTTATCGTTTTGCCGTTTTGCACAATACGCAGCCTGTTTTATTGTATATTTTCACTTTTGGACAACGCAATAGTAAGGCTGCCACTGCTGCCAACCTCTCACGCTCCCTATTTCCGTTCTTATGCAAGCTGCTTTACCTCTTCCTCGAATAGTTCCCCTGCTGAATGATAGCCATGTATTTTGCGTGGGTATCCGTTTATCCAGTTCTCTATACTCTCTACCTCTTCCTCTGTCCTGTCGTCAAAATTTGTGCCTTTCGGTATCTTCCGGCGTATCATCTTATTTGTTACCTCATTTGTGCCACGCTCCCAACTGCTGTACGGGTGGCAGTAATATACCTTTGTCCGCTTTTCTCCCTCGTTGATAATAGAACGCTGTAAGCCCTCTGCATCTGCAAACTCGCTACCGTTGTCTACTGTGATTGTCTTAAATACCCGCTTAAACATATCAGCGCCCCATTTTCTTTCTAATCTATCCAGTGCCGCTACTACTGCCTCGTCTGTATGGTCTGGCAGTTTAAATATAATCTCGTTTCTGGTTTTCCGCTCTGTCAGTACCAGCAACGTATTTTTTGACTTTCCCCGCTTACCTAAAACGCTGTCCATTTCCCAGTTGCCGAACTCTTCCCGTGTATCTATCTCTTTCGGGCGTTTGTCTATACTCTCTCCTGCTGCCGCCCTTTTCTGTTGCCTCTGTACTTTCTTATAATTTCTCTTCTTATTCTTCTTTACTGGCAAATTCTTATTAGACAACTTAAGGAAAATACCCTTATCAATGTAACTGTATAAGGTCGTTACGCATACTGTTACGGAAAAGTCCCCCTCTTTCCCCTGTGCTTTCAATTCTCCCAGTACCGCAGCTGGGCTGTAATCTTCATTTACTATTTTATCCTCTATATAATTTGCGTATGCAATATCGTTTCCTATTTTAAGCTGTGTACCCCTTGCCTTTAAATTTTCCTCTGCTTTCATTTGTGCCTTGTTTGGGCTATAACTTAATGTTTCTGTATAGTCGCTATTTCTGTGCATATATTCCCCTCGCTTAAGCTCATTGTATATAGTGCTGCGGTGTACGCCCAGCTGTTCTGCTATCTCTATCACGCTATGCCCTGCTTTTCTCAATGCCTCAATACTTATACGGTCTGTCCATGTCAGCTGTCGGCTGCCTTTCTTATTCGCCATTTCTGCTACCTCTCTTTCGTTCCTGTTCTTTCCCCATATACGACGAAAAGCCGCAAACTCTTTTACAAGTCTGCGGCTTATGCCTTTACCTATTTACAACACTTTTTACAAGCGGTGTATTTCTTCTTTGCTTGGCTTAGCGGTATGCTCTTTGGGTTTTTCATTCCCGAACAGTTAGGCTTACTATGGTATTTTTTGTTGCTACGGTCTACATATACTGTAGTTTCTCCCGTATGCTGGCTTACGCTGGGCGTTGCGTCCTCGATTACGTCAAGCTCTATATTGCACCCGAACGTCTGTACCCCCCCCCAGAAATTTCCAGTATTTCTGCGGTGTAGCGGGCTTTCGGGTACTTTCTTGCTAAGTCCCCCGCCAGCTCTGCCGATAGATTGCCTATTACCTTATCGCCCCACTTTACGTATGCGGCAGGCTCTCCGTTGTATGTGTACTTTTCTACTGTAATATCTTCACTGCCGGACATTCTGCTTAAAATATCCTGCCTGTTTTCTCCGTCCTCATTATTGAACGTCACGCCTACTACTTTCGTTCTGATTGTATCTAAAACCCTGCTACCAGATGCAGCGGCAGGCGCTGGCGTTCTGTTTCCGTTCTCTTTTCCTGCGCTTTTCTTTTTCAGTCCAAAATAGGCGCATACTGCCGCAACCACAATGCAGCCCGCCCCACCTGTTATATTTCCAGACGGCAGCGCCGTTAAACCGCTTACTGCAAATAATGCAGCCGCTGCCACTAAAATTACCTTTTTCTTTGTCATAGTAAGCCCTCGCTTTCGTTTCTACTTCAATTCTAAAATTTCATCAGCAGAGGCGTTAAGCTCTCTGCAAATTTTCGCAAGTGTTATTGCGTTTGGCGTAAGCTCGTTGTTTTCCCAGCGGCTTATATCTTTCTGGTATACTTGCAGGCGCTCTGCAAGTTCCTTTTGCGTCACGCCTGCCGCTTTTCGTGCTTTTTTAATGTTTTCGCCTAAATTCATGCCTTACCTCTCTTTTCTCTTGCCCTCAAAATGAAAGCAACCAGCAGTTTTCCCAGTCCTACTGCTACTAAAAATACTCCTAATTTTAAAAGCATACTCTTTACTCGGCTTTGGGTTTGTGTTATATTTCTTATAGGCGGCGGGCTTATCGCCCGCCTGTTGGTTAGGGCTTTCGCCCTAACCTATGTACTTACCAATTATGATAAGTATTGTTCCTATGATTAAGTCTATCACTGCACTGATTGCCAATTCTTGCCAGTTGATAGGCTTTTTCTTTTGTTTCTTTTTCTTACCCATTGTGCCGTTTCTCCTTTCCAGTGGCTTTGCCTCTTATTTGTTCTTATCTCCTTTCCATGATTTTATCATATACCAATTTTGGTATATTGTCAATTCTTTTATGCGGAAAATGCTATAAAATTGCAAAAAAATAGAGGGCAGACAGTGAACCGCCCACCCTCGAAAACTTAAGCTAATCTTGTGGCATAATCTAAGCTAATCCAGCCTGCGCCACTCTTCAAGCGTCCCCAGCCAACGCTTGCACCCTGTCCGGCTTTCACTTCCACAATGGTAAATACTCCCTTTCCTGTGGTTTCTCCCGTCTTTGCATAGTTCGTGCCTGCTCCTGTTCTGATATTAAGGTCTAAAATATCTACCTGTACGCTAAACGGAACGCCTGCGCTTGCCTGCTGCCCTGCTGCGGTATATACCGCTTTGCCGTTATCATCATATACAGTATAACCCGCCTTGCAAGCGCTCTTTGCATTTTCCAGCGACGTAAACGCCCCCAGCTGGCTTGCTGCGTCCGTCCAGCTCTTGCGCACTCTGTAATACTTTGTACCGTTTCCTGCTGCATATTTTTTATAGTATCCCTCGCCGTACTCTGCACGCTTTTTCTTTATTGTTTCGCTCTGGTCTGCTGGCTTTTCATATCCAGTAAGAACGGCATCAGATGCAGCACGCACGCTGCCCGCCTTTTTCAGTGCGTCCATTACTGCTGTGTATCCCTGCAATTCTTCCCATAAAAAGCCCAGCTGCATATTAAGGTCTGCAATGGATACGCCCGCCTGTTTTGCATGATTAAGCAACGCTTGCTTTCTGCTCCAATACGTCCACTGCGCCAGCCCATAGCCTGCACTGTCCTTTACAAAATTGCCATAGCTGCCATTATCCACCGCTGCTGTATATTCTGCGTCCGTCTTGCCCAGCTTATTGTTATAGGTGTTCTGTAAGTTGTTCGGCATAAGCCCGCTTTCAGCATACAGATTACCCATAATACCAGCCACGGCATAAGCATTTAAGCCCTTTCCTGTAAGAAAATTCCAGATTGTTTTTTCATTGCCGCCCTGCGGTGTTTCTGCCTGTCCGCTGATTTTACGCTTAAACTCGTCCCATGTGTGGGCGCTGGTGTTATATACATACGGGTTAGGGCAAATCTTGCCCGTTACGTCGTAATGCCTGATTACATGAGATGCAGGCACGCCGTATTTATTCATAAGGTAACGGGTAAGCTCTGCCGCTGCCTCTACTGTTGCGTCCTCAAAATACCAGTCTTTATCTGTTGCGCCCATGCTCTTTGTGTTTTTCTTCCTTACGCACATTTCAATACCGATACTATTAGCGTTTCGGCACTCTGCGTGCTTATAGCTCGACGCTCCGCAATGCCACGCTATATTAGCGTCCTCTACGCACTGCCATACCTCGCCGTTAAATCCTACAAAGTAATGCGCCGACGCATTTCTATTGCCGCCGCCATAATATCGGCAGTTGTCCTCTGCGCCACCCAGTGCGCCTACATAATGAATAACAATATACTTAATTCTGGAAACGCTGCCCTTATTGAAATTGTACTTACTTATCTTTCTGTTAATGTTCATATTTCCTGCCTTTCCGCATACAAAATAAGCGCCTGCGGTGTCCCGCAAGCGCTCTTTGCTGCTATGTCCTTATTATTCTTATCTTTCCTGTGTCCTGTGTTCCTCTACGTTGCCTGTTGTGCTGTCCCCGTCCAGTTCGTCTGTGTCCGGCAGTTCGTCCGTATACTTCGCCAGAAACTCCCGCACCTTTTCCCATACCTTTTTTACGGGCAGCCCGCATAATGCCATATTCTTAAAAATACTCACTACCTCATAGGCAATGTAAAGCAATGCGAAAAATTCAGCCACGCCCACGGTGTCAAGCCCTAAATATGTACGTGCCTGCTCCGGTATAAATCCGATTAAGTTAATCTTAATCAGTACGTCGATTGCCAGCATGAATACCAGAGAAATAAGCATACCTACTTTTCTGATAGCCCCGTCAATGCCTGCGCAGCTGTTAAATTTCTTCTCTTTGATTGCACGCAGCACGCCAAAAACCGTGTCGCACACAATCGCCAATACTACCAGCTGGATAATTTTGTTATGTGCCGCCGCCTCAATAAATTCTGTAATAGTCATGTTCATAAATCCTGCCTTTCTCTTAATTGCAAATCTTTTGCCCGCTCTTTCAGCTCTTCGCCGTTGTAGCCCGCTGTCTGCTCCCAGCTTTCCAGAGTGGCTATTAAATCAGCAATAAGCCTGCTTTGCTTTTCTATGGTTTCCTGTTGTTCTTGTACTACCCTTAGTAAATTGCTACTCATGTACTCGCTCCTGCATTCTGCCGCTTAAGCAGCCTTTTCTATGGCTGCCTCTGCCAGCGTTTCTATTTTCTTTCGTAGGTTGTAGCTGTCGGCGTGTCCTGCGTGTCCCGTCCAGCTCTGTATACTCTTTTGTAACTGCTCTTTTGTGATTTTCCCGCTCTCGCACTTCTTGATAGTACGCTTTATGCGCTTTATGCTGTCCTTTCGTACTTTCCTGTGCGTTGCCCTGTGTTTGTAGCCTACAAAGTCTATACCGTTCTTTGCTGCCAGTATGGTCGTTTTCGGGTTAAACTCTAACCTAAGCTCTTCCCGTAAGAATTGCTCTATCCGTGCAAGCCAGCTGCGCAGCTGTTCCTTGTCTGGGCTTAATATTACAAAGTCGTCCATATAGCGTATGTACGCCTCTACGCCCAGCTCATGCTTAATAAACTGGTCTAATGCGTCCAAATAGATATTTGCAAATAACTGACTGGTAAGGTTTCCAACTGGTATCCCTACGCCGTCCGGCATATTGCCGTTGTGGTCTATTATCCTGTCCAGCAATGCCAGTACCCCAGCGTCTTTTATAACCTTACGTATTTCAGTTTTTAATACCGCATGGTCTATGCTCTGGAAATAGTGGTGTATATCTGCCTTGATAGCATAAAGCGGCTGGTCTGGGTGGTATTTGTTCCACTCATACAGCCACTCTTTTAGCGTATCAGACGCAGCGTGCATACCTTTACCTTTCCGGCAGGCGTAAGACTGCGATATAAACCGCTTATCAAATATAGGCTCTAACACGTTGTTTATGGCGTGCTGTACCACCCTGTCATAGAACGGCAGCGCCATTATCTGCCGCTCTTTCGGTTCGTACACCTTAAAGTAATGGTATTTGCTCGGCTCATAGGCAAGGTTTATAATATCTTCCCGCACCTTGTCTAAGTTTTCCTCTTTGTCTTTCGTAAAAATCAGTACGTCTTTTCTGTGGCGTTTACACTTTCTGGCTTTGTTATAGGCTTTCTGTACGTTTCCATAGTCGCCCATAGCCTCTAAAAGCGTAATGTGCCGCCCGTCCTTATCGGTAATGTATCCTACTCTTTTCAAGTATTAAGCTCCTGCCTTTCGCCGTAGCTACTAACCAGCAGCCGTATTTTTTCTCTTTGCCTCACGGCGGGACAGCCGCTCTGACTATAGGATATTAAACACTCGGTCTTATCCCTTTCTAAGTCCTTGCCAGTATTCCGTAGAACTCTGTGCCTGTAATGTTTTCACTAAGTCACACGCCCCACGCCCGCCAAC